GCTTGTATCATAAATCGGAGCATCATAGGCTACCCATGCACTTGTAGCAGAATTCCAACGCTTGACTCTCCAACGAGCGCCTTCGCCTGGCTCTGTGGTCTTCAACCATATGCTTCCAGTTGGCTTCGGCTCTGTGTCGCTGCTTTTAAATTCTGGAACACTTGTGTGAGGAGCAATAGACAATGTTGGAGGAAAGTATTCACCTGCCTTAATACCAATGTCGCTGGCTGCTACTGTGGCTGCAATAATATCACCTGTACCTGCTGCTAAAACAATGCTACCAGAGCTTGTTGAGTCAGCTTGGCCTTCTGTTGCACCGTTGCTGTAGAAGTTGATTTTGTTGTTTACTAGTTTAGCATATACCCCTGCGCTTCCGCCTATTGTTGTGTTAATGTCACTGACTAGGCTTGCTGGGGTTGTTCCTGATGCAGTAATTAGTGTTCCATTTAATGAAAAAGTATCGCTAACTGACCACGAACCTGTACTAGTAACTGTTTTAGAAGTAATTGTTGGCCAGCTTGCTGCCCATCCACCACTGCCTACTTTAACCCAAGTACCTGCTGCTACCAAACTACCGCTTTCATTATAACCGCCCCCTGGGCTTTTAAAATAAATTCTTGCTAGTTCTTTGTTAACTGTGCCGGTTTCAAATACCACAGCATAATCGCCAATAGATCCAACTGATCCTCTTGGTGCGTTGCTGGTAATTTTTGTTGTTGCATCATCGTCTGTTAGAACGATTGGCTCTTTCATGGTGAATGATTGACCGCCTGTGGTATCACCGGCTGCTCCGTTCCATTCAAAAATACCATATGTTGTTGCGCGAGTGTCAACCCACCATGCACCGTCATCTGGTTCTGCGCCTGGCTCTGTTGCGGTGCCTTCTAACTCGTCTAGGTTAACATTGGCACGAACAATAAATGCACTTGCTGAAACACCTAGGTAGCTGTAAGCTGCCAACAGTCCGTATTCATTACGCTCACTACCGTGAATTGGTGTGTTGCTAGGTGTCTTTTCAAAGAAAGGAACACCAAACAAGTCTCCAACATCTTTCTGACTTGTTAGTCTAAATGCTTTTCCAGCATTTGCTTTTGTTGTCGCAGTAGCAGTGCCTGTACCTGCTCCATTGCTTTTATCCTGTGCTGTAGCTACAACAATAAGAGGAGTGGTACCAGGTTCAGCTGGTGTATAAAAGCTCTCATCAATTATCGTAACTTGTACGCCTGGGGAAACTAGTGCCATATCGTTATCTCCTGAGTTTAGTTCTCTCATAATATTTAGCGTAGTCTAGGAAAAATGGGCACTTATAGCATATTGAAAAGGGGTAAAAAAGGTGTAAATATCTGTATGAGACCTTTATGTAAATGCGGTTTACGGCCCCGTGCGATTAACTATAAGAAAAATAACAGAATCTACTATCGTAGTCTCTGTGAGATCTGCATGGCTCACGGAGTTAATCATGGGATACCCCGCTGGTTTAGAGCAGGGTATCGTATGAAACTACAATGTGATCGGTGTGGATTTAAAAGCATTCATAAAGAACCTTTTAGGGTTTTTCATGTGGATGGCAATCTTGATAACTGCCGACCTGCTAATTTAAAAACAGTCTGCGCTAATTGTGCTCAGGTATTAGCCAAGGATGGAGTTAACTGGAAGCAGGGCGATCTCGTTGCTGACTATTAATTTGGCCTGCCGATATAAATCGTCAATTGACTGGTTGTTATCAATAACTGTATCAAACTCTGTGCCAACCCAGGCTGTTTCGCTAGCATGAATCTTGCGCATTTTTAAATCTTGTGTTGCCCAATTATGACCTTTGTTAGCTTCAATTGCAGTATCGTACCATTCAGGTAGCTCACCTCTTTGTACCCATACAATTTTTCCACCTGCATCTCGTATGCTTTGTATTTCGTTAGGGAAGCGGCAGTCGCTGATTACCACATTGTCTTTGCTCATTCGGAGTTTGTTTTCTAGGCTAGCGATCCAAATGTCGTCATGGAATGATCTACGGCATACTTCAGTGCCCCAGTATTGCAGTACCCACCTAGGAGTTAGTGTAGGCATTGCCAGTCGTTCTGCCCACCACGGATCTACTTGTTCTCGCCACTCACGGGCTTCTTTTGTTCGCCCTTCGAGCATGGTGCGGTCCCACCCAAATACTGCTGCCACTGCATCTTTAAGTGTGTTGGCAAATGACTCTCGCCTAAATTCGTGGAAGTTAACAAGGTAATCAGCAACTGTGTCTTTGCCGCTGCCGATGAATCCGCATATTCCTATAATCATAAATGTCTCCTATAAGACAAGTATACTATAGAATAACTACAAGGTCAACTCTGGTTAACCGATTATGAAGCTGTAGCCAGAACCACCTGACACTAGAGTTTCTAGTTCTTTGGTTAGACGATCTAGATCCGTTTGTGCTTCTGCTTTCATGGCTGCACCGTTCAGACTGCTACCACCTTGAGGTCCTGCAATTTGCGCAAACTTTTCACGGGCCTGTCCCAGCATCATTTTACAGTTGGCTAGACTGTAATCTTTAACCCATTGCCCTGCATAGGTATCGTTGATGATGCCAAAGTCCGGACGAGTATTATACACCCACAGCATTACTTCTTCTTCACCACGAGGGCGTTGTTGAATAATCAATTTACGATGAGTTGGATGCCATGTAAAGTTAATAAAACTACCAAACATTTTACCTACTAGTTCTTGGTACTGACTGAATAATTCGTAAGTTAATAAGCCACCCATATTTGTTGATGATAACAAATAGGTGTTTGTGTAGGCCATGTTGAACGGTTCAAATACTGTACCGCCTGAGCCGTTGCCTGAGCGTGAACCAACACTGCGTCTGAAAATCTGTCGAACCTGCTGAATTTCTTTTGGAAGAATATACTCATTAGTATCTTGTGTCAGCGTCATAAACGCATAGCTTTCTTCTACTGAGTTATCGCTTCGTTGGCGGAAAACTGCTAGACTTCGAGTCAGTGCAATTTCATAGTGCTGTGGGTCTAGTTCAATGTCGATCATGCCGTCACCCAGCATGAGTTTGCAGTAGTCGTAGACTTCTTTTTTGGCTTGATCTATTTGGTTCATACAACTATTTATCGTAGCGGTAAATATACTACTATGCCAAGACTCAGCTTATACCGCCCAGAAAAGGGCAACGATTACAAATTCATTGACAAAACCGTTTGGGAGATGTTCCAAATTGGCGGTACTGATGTGCTGGTTCACAAGTATATTGGACCCGGGGCTGCTACACAAGGCAACACCCCAAGTACCCCAAACTACGGTACTTCCAACGAAACACAAATTCAAGATCTGTTGTTTTTAGAAAACCGTGATCGCAAGTACGATCCCGACATTTATCTATTGCGTGGAGTTTACAATCTAGCAGACATTGATTTTAACCTAAGTCAATTTGGCTTGTTTTTACAAAACGACACAATCTTCATGACCTTCCATATCAACGATACTGTGGAAAAAATAGGTCGTAAAATCATGAGCGGAGATGTTATTGAACTGCCGCACTTGAAAGATGAACATGCCCTAAACAATCTACAGTTTGCTCTCAAGCGATTCTATGTTGTTGAAGAAGTTAACAGGGCAGCAGAGGGATTTTCAGTAACTTGGTATCCACATTTATATCGTGCAAAATGTAAACCACTAGTTGACAGTCAAGAATTTAAACAGATCCTTGATGGCGTTGCAGAAGAAGGCAGTAATACCACCTTGCGTGACATCATGTCAACCTATGAAAAAGAGATGCAGATCACTGCTGCGGTACTTGATCAAGCAGAAGCAGATGCTCCAAAGAGTGGATTTGATACTACACAGTTTTATCATTTACAACGAGGACCAAATGGGAATCCTCAATTGATCAGTGCTGACCTAGAAACAACTTTTATCACCAACGATCAACCACAGGCCACAGACGAAAATGGTGCTCCGTTGTTTGACACCGAAGGTAATCCCGTATATGCCGGAATCACTGCCGATCAAACTTATAGAACTATTGAGCGTGGCGGCTACGGAGAAATAAACGGCAATACAGATACTTGGTTATCTGATGCAATTCCGGCTAATGGTGCTAGATTTACCGCAGGCATTGCTTTCCCAGCAACACCGCAGGAAGGACAATTCTGCCTACGAACAGATTACTTGCCTACTCGACTGTTTAGATACAGCGGTACACGCTGGATTAAGATTGAGGACAATGTAAGAATGACCATGAACAACCTAGGTGAAAGCGATGTTGGCACCGGCGATAGATTTGTTGGTAAAGATGTTAGACAAACACAAAAAGCAGACTTTGTCAATAATGCAAAAACTGCAACCATTAATGGAAAAGTAGTTAAAGAGCGCCAGAGCTTGTCAAAAGCTCTTAGACCAGAGGCAGACGAATAATGGATTTCTTTTATGACGGTCAGATACGCAGATATGTAACACAATTCATGCGGGTGTTTATTGGATTTAAATATCAGGCAGGCGACGGAGAAGAACGACTAGTACCTGTTATGTACGGTGACCTAACTAGGCAAGTTGCTAGTATCATCAAAGATAACAGCGAAAACAAAATGCCCACTGTTCCAAGAATTTCTTGTTATATCACAGGGTTAGAATTAGATACTAGCAGATTAGCAGATAGTACCTTTGTCAGCAAGGTAAATGTTCGAGAGCGTACCTACCAAGATGTTGCAGGACAACGAGTCTACGGTAGCGAACAAGGTGCAGGGTATACAGTGGAAAGACTAATGCCAACTCCATTTAAACTGCGAGTCAAGGCAGATGTGTGGACATCAAATACAGATCAAAAACTGCAATTACTTGAACAAATATTAATTTTATTCAATCCCAGTCTTGAAGTTCAAACTACAGACAACTATGTTGACTGGACTAGTTTGAGTGTTATCTATCTTACCAGCACTAACTTTAGTTCTAGGTCAATACCACAAGGAACAGAAACAGACATAGACATTGCCAGTTTGGAATTTGAAATGCCTATATACATCAGTCCTCCAACCAAGGTTAAGAAGCTAGGTGTTGTCCGGGCAGTTATCAACAACATGTTTACCAATACAGGCGATGCGGTTAACATTAACAATTTAATTTATAATGACAGCGATATTCAAACTGCTGTGGAATACAAACGTTATGGCATTGTTATGCTAAAGGCAGACAACGGTGTTGCCGGAGATTACAACATCAGTATTGTAGATGTTGGACAGGCAGTATTAGATGCAGGTTTAGATTTACCTCCGGAAAAGATTAGTAAAAAATTAGATTGGCAATTGGTATTAGATCAGTACGGCGGTTATAAACAAGGCGTCAGCAGAATTACATTTAAACAGCCCAATGGCAGTGAGCTAGTTGGTTCTATTGCTGTTAACCCTGTGGATCCTACTTTGTTGGTTGTGTCCATAGACATGGATACTGTGCCGGGTAATACCCTAATAACCACCGGTAGGTATCCT